TGCAATTTGATAGCAGATATATATGAAATTGTGCAATAAAATAGCCAGTATATATGATTACCCGCTCCAATTTTTTGCATTTTATTATTTTGTATTAAATTATATTAATTCACAAAAAGGCTTAAATTAAAGTCTTTTTTTATTTGTGTATTTTATTGTTTTATAATTTTTTCTATTATTTTTTATTATGCTTTTCAATATTTGCATTAAAACTGCATTAAAATTAAAAATATAATTGCATTAAAAAAATAAATTACATTAAAATAAGAGGAGGCGTGATAGCTTCCTCTATTCATCAAATATTGCTAAGGTAATTACTTATAAAGACTAGACTAAATCATTTGGAATGGTATAGTCAAAATGGAGATGTTGTTCTTTATAGTAATCTCTACAATCTTGAAGTTGTTTATTTCTATATCGAGCTAGAATATGCCCATAGGTTTCTTTTATTTGTCTATCATCTGAATGTCCTAATATTGCTGCAATGACAAGTAGATCCATTCCTGCTTCAAGCATTCGTGTTGTTGCAGTATGTCTACACATATGTATATGACAACCTTTTATAAGTTCTGTTTTTATTTGAGCTTCTCTACAAATCCTTTTAAAAATATTATTAATACAACGAGTGTCTATATAATTACCGTTAAGTTGACAAAATAATAAATTGTTTTTGTTGTTTGGATTTAATTTGGTATTTTCTATTTGATTGGTTATTATTTTAAACATAAAGTCACTATCAAAAATATCAAATGGTATATGTCTTTCATCTATTAAACCTTGCTGTGTTTTTTTTCGACCAGTTTTGGTGGAAGCACCCATGACGATCTTTCCATCATCACGCGAAAGAGTTTTATTTATGATGAGTTCTCTATTCTTTAAATCAATGTCTGTATTGAAATTTATAGCTCCTAATTCTCCAATTCGTGCAGCAGAAAGAAGGGCACAGAGAAATAGGTTTCGTAATGTTGTCTCATTATAATTACATTTAGAACTTTTTATTAAAGAATTATGAAGTAAATAATCCATTAACTTTTGCTGTTCATCAACCTCAAAGGCTTGTACAGGTTCCTTATGTTGATTAGATACAGGTGGATAAATTCGCAACATAGGGTTGTCTGGATATGCAATAATTTTATCCATTACACATTGCATAAATCCGTTTTTTAATTTTGCTATGATTTTATCTATTTCACCCTGTGACAAATGTCTAATCGAGTTGAGAAAATTTTGGACTTGATTATATGTTACTTTTTGTACTGGCTGTTTAAAATCATCCCACTTTTCGATATATTTATAGTGATATTCGTCTTTATCTTTGGTGTTTTTTATAATTTTGCCAGCCTCAAATTTGGTATCTCCTATTTTTTTTAGGATTTCAATTATCGTTATACCATTCTTTTTTATATATGTTTTTGTTTGAATTTGAGCTTCAACTTCTTTTTTTCGTTCAATAGATTCCACTCTACTATTAGCATTAGATACAGTTGTTCTAGAACCATCGTCGAGCGTGATTTGAGCAGGGTATCGGTTATAACAATAAAATCTATCACATGTTCCTTTTTTCAAACAAGCAGTACAGTCGGTACATTTTTTACATTTGTTTGTTCCAGATCTATTATTACAGATAGACCAATCATTGCAGTTCTTACAAGTATTACATACAAAGTTTAATCTTTTTTCTTTTCTATCAATTTTTTGAATAGTATTATAAATACTTCCTTCTTTGTTTCCTTTTCTTCCAAATTTTTTAGGCATAATAAACCTCCATTTTCAAATATTTTTTATTAAACACTTGAAAATGGAGTTTAGTTTGTATATAATACAAATGTAGTCACTTTCGAGTGCCTATAGTAGGGAAAATAAATGTATCGAGTCGTGGTTGGTTTGAACATCTATTTTCCTTTTTTTATTTTTTAGTTATTTCTTTTTGTTCTTTTTCTTGCTTAGCAAGCATGCTATATATTGTACTCATTACAATGTTTTTATTTGTCTCACTTAATTCGTTAAATGTGGAACTGAATGGACTGTCTACAACATTTTTTCTACTTTGATTATCAGTATTTGATACTGGGTGCCTGTTACGTTTCTTAGAAATATGAATGTATAATATGACGCCTAGTATAATAATAATTAGGTTTAGACAAATTACTAAAATAGGCATTATTGTATCAAAAAGTTTTTCTTTTTCTTGCTGTTTTACTTCTTCATTAAATTTTTTATTTGCATTGAGTTGTTCTTTTTCAATTGTTTCTTTTCGTTCCTGCTCTTTCTTTTCTAATTCTCTACCATATTCAATTAACTCTTGAGATGTAAATTCATTTAAAGGTTTTATTTGAGCAAATGAATTAGGTGTTAACATCAAGATACTTAAGACAATACATAAAATAAATCTTTTTACGTTCATATTAATCTCCAATCTATATTATTTTTTTTGTTTCTTTTTATTTCTAATAAATTCAACAAACCTATTTATTTCTTCAATTTCATCTTTGTCAAGACCATCTGTACTTATTCCACTTTGAGTAGCATAGCGAAAATCATTCGGTGTATCAAAAAAATAATTTCCATCTTTCTCAAGTATTTGACATATGAGTTGTACCGTGTCAACATCAGGACTATTTAACCCAGCTTCCCAATTGGCTATTGCTGTATTTGAAGTTTTTCGTCCTTTTTTTGTTAATTCCTCTGCTAATTGTTTTTGAGTCATTTTTTTCTCTATACGAGCTTGTTTGATTTTTTTATATAAAAACATTATTTCACCTCTCTTATTTAAACAACTATATTCTAGCATATATTTATAGATAAGTAAATAAAAAAATTCAGAAAAACTGAAAATATTTTGAAAAAAGTATTGACAATTCAGATAAGATGAAATAATATATAAATGATTTCAGAAAAACTGAAATAAAGGAGGCGAGAAAATGTCAGTTGGAAAACGAATAAGATTGTATTTAATTGAAAAAGGAATAAGTCAAACATGGGTTTCAGAGCGAACAAAAATTGCTTTACCAAAACTAAATGCTTCATTAAATGATAAGAGAAGACTAGACGTAACAGAGTTTTCTGCAATAATAGATGTATTAAATGAAGATGCTAATAAGTTTTTAAAGAAATAACCACGACTCGATACTAAGAAGAAGGGAGATGAATAATTTGAATGCAAGACAAGAAGTTACTATGAATTGGAAGGACGCTCCAGATACAATAAACCCAATTATATATTCAAAAATAAGAGGAGTAAGTCCGCAAAAAGCAAGAGAGATTTTTAATAGCAAAGGGTTTCCAAGGCTGAAGGGGACCGGAACCAAACAATTAGCAGATAAAAGAGCTGTCTATCTATATGAAATAGGATTATCAGAAGAAGACAGAAGAGAAGTATTAAGAGAAATTGCAAGACAAATTATTTAGAAAGGAGACTATGCAGATGTACAGTATATTTGAAATATTATTTTTCATTTTATATTTTTCAATGGAGACAGTAAGATTTACTTTATTTTTATTGATGATACAAATTGTTGTGTATAAATCAAGTGGATTCAGTATTTATAAATTTATTATGAATAAATCGAATTTGTTATTAAGATAAGGAGAAAAATGAGATGTTATTTAACAAATTAAAAGAAAAGTGCAAAATAAAAAAGATTGACTTAGAGTGTCAATGTCAAATGATGAAATTAGATCTAGACAACAGAGAATATTTAATAAATGAACAATATCAGAGAATTGATAGAAAACAAGCTTTTTTACTAAAAATATTAGATGAATGTAATAGTAATAGTTACAAGTCAATAAATGAATTTAGAGCAAAAATAAAAGAGTTAGCAGAAACTGGAATCAAATACTAACTCATATCAACTGAATTTATAAACAAATTCTTATTTATTATACAAATTTTTAGTAAAGAAGTCAAGAGAGGAGAAAAAATGTTTGAGGAACAACAGAAAATCACAACAATAGATTATGAAAAACAGCTCGATGCGTTCTATTCTTTAGTAGATTTCAGGCCATTGTCAACGAAGGCTATATCAATATACAATTTTTTATTGCATATAGCCTACAAAACTGACTGGACCGATGAATTTACTGCTGCTAATACTACAATTATGAGTAAACTCCGTTTGACTTTAAAAGAATTACAGACAGCTCGAAATGAGTTAATTACGAAAAAGTACATAATTTACAAAAAGGGCAGTAATCAGAATAAAGCCCCAAAGTATTCAATTATAAGGCTTTATGAAGAGAAAAATAGAATTTTAGGACAGGCGGAAGTAAGTGCGAAGGTATATGCAGAGGGTAAAGCAGAAGTGCAAGCAACAGTACAACCTGAGGTTAACATTATTACTAAACTAAACTTATATTTTATATATATTATATATAATAAGGGCTCACAATTCAAAAACATTGTAGAAGCGGACAAAAAGGCTATTGTAGCAATATTGAAAAAACTGGAACTCTATATAGACGAGCCAACAATTTTAGAGTATATGACGGAAGAGCAATTGTTGGAATTAAAAATTCAATATTGGGTAATTAAAGAGCTGTATTTTAGTCCATACAAGATTTGTTTGAACTATTTAACTAGGCAAAGGTTTATGTTTAGATTTTTAAAAGCAAGAAAATATGTGCAAATACAAGACACATACAAATTCTTGAATTATTGCATTAAAAGTTTTCAAGAGGATTTATATGCAAATAAAAAAGAGGTGGAAGCTGATGATAAAAAACAGAATTAATGAGTTGATTTTGAGAGAAAAACCAGAAAAGCAAATAAAATATTCGGAAAGTGCCGGTATAGCAAGACATCTATCTAATACACCTAAGACAAAACTATATGAGTATTATGTATGCGACAATTGTGGGTGTGAAATTAAAGTAGAGAAAAAATGGGAAGATAAAAAAGGCGGTTTGCTAATGATACCAAAGACACTTTCAAAAAAGAATAAGACATTTTGTATAGCCGTATGCTCAAAATGTTTAAACAAAGTTCTAAAAGAATTTGAAGATGAAAAATATTAGGAGGATAAAAAGTTATGGCGTTTGATTTAGATGATGATGAATTAAAGGCAACTAGAAGAATGAAAAAGCTAGATAATATGTTGAGAGTAGGAGAATATGTAAGAACAACAGATGGAAGAATTGACAAAGTAAAAAATCCTAAATTCGATGATCCACATTACATAGAATGTGAAAAAGGGCTTATACAAGAAAAAATAATAGAAAAACACTGTAAAGAAATAATTGGTGTAATCAAAATTGGAGATTTTGTAAATGGAAGACGTGTATTGTTTCTACATGATTGTCACGTTGAAATTGGAGAAGATGACTGGACGACAAATGAAATAATACCACAAAATGATATAAAGGAAATTCTAACCAAGGAACAGTATGAAGACAATTACTATAAAATACAATAAAAAACAGAAGAGGTAAATATATGAATATTGTAGAGCCAATTAGGAGCCAAGAAAAGGTAAAAGAGATTTATACATACTTAAAAGAAAAAAACGATAGAGATGCATTATTATTCCTTTTCGGTATATATACAGGACTAAGAATTTCAGATATCTTAAAGTTTAGAGTAAGAGATTGCTATAACAAATATTACGGAATAAGAGAAAAGAAAACCAAAAAACAAAAAACATATGATTGGAATCCGCATCTAAAAAAAGAGTTAGAAAAATATATAGTTGAAAAAGATCCAGATGAATTTTTATTTAAATCCCGTAAAGGGAAAAATCAAGCTATAACAAGAGAAAGAGCTTATACAATAATAAAAACTGCTTGTAATGATTGTGGAGTATATAATGTTGGGACACATACTTTACGAAAGACGTTTGGCTTGTTTTTATACGAACAATCGGAAAAAAATATAGGTATGCTTATGGATATATTTAACCATAGTAGCGAAAACATAACGTTAAGATATATAGGAATTACACAAGAAAAAAATAATAATGTTATGAAAAAAATGCGATATTTTTAAATAAAAGAATAATGAATGTAACATAAAATAACAACGTTATATTCAAAAGATGAGAGACAGCAAATTATATATACAAATATAGATTGGTAAAATTCGCGAAAGTAACAGAATATAAGATATGTTATATTCAAGACCAAAAATATGTGCGACTATATTTAAAAATTTAGAAAGAGGGCAAATTAGAATATGAAAATAAGAAAAAATAAAGTAGATGCAGAAACATTAAAAACAATTTTAAAAGCTATAATGAGAAAAAAAGGAATAAAAGAAGTACAACTATTTTATAGTGATATAGCTAATGTTGAAGATGAGGAAGTGAGCATAAAACAATGGAAATCAGGAGTATACGGCGAAGAGATAATTGATGTTGAATTTATAGAAAATAAAATCATAATATAGGAGAAAATAATGGGATTAGATATTCATATAAAAGGATTAAAAAGAGAAGATACATATCATGGTGGATATGTGAGATTTGGCAGTTATAGAATGGAAGTTGCTAAAGCTTTTAATAAAACATTAGGAGAAATTTATGAAAAACCTTATTTAACTCCTAAATATGAATTTACAGATGATGAGATTAAACAATGGAATCAGCTATGCAATGACGATTTAGATATATTTTTGTGGCATAGTGATTGCGATGGAAAGCTAACACCAAAAGAATGTAAAAAAATTTATAATGAATTAAGAAAGTTAAACATACAGGATTTGTATTATAGCAATAAATATACAATACATTCATTGTGGTTAAGTATGTTACAGTTTTGCTATAAACATAGAGTGAATATGTATTTTTATTAAGATAAAGCAGGAGGAAAAGATGAATAAATATACACCTGAATTTGGAGAAAATTATTATCATATAAGTCATTGTGTAGGTTGTGAACCAATTATTCTAAAAAGGCAAAATTGTGATGATTTAGATAGAGTCAGAATCGCAGAAGGAAATTGTTACAAAACAAAGAAACAAGCAGAAACAGAATTAAAAAGTTATAAAGAAGAATGGTTAAAAACACATAAAAATTTAATTTTAGGAGAAGAGATATGTTAAAGATAGGATTCCATAGAGCGAAATATTATCACAGCCAGTGGTACTACTATATTATTCCCAGAAGATTAACATTAAAATGTAATCCTCCTATATATAAATGGTTGTGTTTTGTGATTAGTTATGAAAAAGGAGAATAGATATGTGTGAATACTGTGAAAAGATAATAAATAATAAAGAAATATTAGATATAGACAATGAAGAAGAAACGCATATGGAAATTATTAATAAAAAAAAGTCTTGGGGATATATGTTATATGTTGAAATAGAAGGACAAGATAATGATGGATATAAGCCAAGTCAGTTCTTTCAAATAAATTATTGCCCGATGTGTGGCAAAAAATTGGTAAAGGAGTGAATAAGATATGAGTTGCAAAGCTAAATTAAGACAAGATATAAAAGATAGGGGTAAAACAAGTGTAGAATTTGTTTTTGAAGGCAAGCCTAGATACTTTTGTTATGGATATATAGACCAACGTACAGAGGAATTAATAGATGAGTGTAGAGAATGCCCAGAAAACGTTTACAGAGCAGATGAAGTTATGCGAGATTTAAAAAAAGGAAGAAAAACTGTATATGATGGTTTAAGAAATAGAACGTCTAAAATTTTCAAGGAGAGGAGTGATACCTAGTGAAAACGGCTAATAGAGATTTAAAAATATTCACTAAAAATATTGAAGAAGAAGCAATAAAACAAATAGATGAATTATTAGAGCAAGAACCATTTAAAGACTGTAAAGTAAGAATAATGCCAGATGTACATGCTGGAAAAGGCTGTGTAATAGGTTTTACAGCCGATTTAGGAAATAAAGTTATACCAAACATTGTTGGAGTAGATATAGGCTGTGGAATGCTATGTGTAGAATTAGGTAATATCAATTTAGATTTAGGGAAACTAGACTATATAATAAATGAATATATACCAGCAGGAAGAAATATAAGAGAACAAAAAATAATGGATTTTGAAAAAATAAAAGAATTGTATTGTTTGAGAGAATTAAAAGAAAGTAAAAAATTTGCTAAAGCATTAGGAACATTAGGTGGTGGAAATCATTTTATAGAAGTTGATATAGATGACGAAGGTAACAAATATTTAGTAATACACACAGGAAGTAGAAATTTAGGCAAACAAGTAGCTGACTATTATCAAAACTTAGCAATAGAATTATGTTCTGGAAAAGAAGAATATTTTTATAAAAAAGAAAAATTAATTAATGAATATAAACAACAAGGGAAAAAATCAGAAATACAAAAAGCATTAAAAGAATTAGAGAAAGAATATAAAAACAATAAACCTAATTTGCCAAAAGATTTATGCTATTTAGAAGGAAAATATAGAGAAATGTATTTACATGATATGAAAATATGTCAAGAATATGCAAGATTGAACAGATTGCAAATAGCAAAAGAAATTTTAATGAACTATTTTCAATTAACATATGTTCCAGAAATAGATTATCCACCTATTATGAACAATAGATTTGAAACAATACACAATTATATATCTTTTGAAGATAATATAGTGAGGAAAGGAGCTATATCAGCTAAAAAAGGCGAAAAAGTTCTAATACCAATAAATATGAGAGATGGAAGTATTATAGCGGCAGGGAAAGGAAATAAGGACTGGAATCAATCCGCACCACATGGAGCAGGAAGAATAATGTCAAGAATGAAAGCAAAAAAAACGTTCGAACTAGAAAAATTTAAAAAAGCTATGGAAGGTATATATACAACATCAGTTGTAGAAGAAACGATAGATGAAGCTCCGTTTGTGTATAAATCTATGCAAGAAATAATAGAGAATATACAAGACACAGTGGAGATTAAAAAAATAATAAAACCAATCTATAATTTTAAAGCAAAAAATTAGGAGGTGTTCTAGTGAAAGGAAATAGTATAGAAGAAGATATAAAAATAATTGAAGATTTTATATTAAAAACAGATGTAGATTACTCAGAATATAATGAACAAATTGTAGGAGACATAAGTTATCAAGCTATACAACATCTTTTATCAGCTTATCAGGAAGTATTAAAAGAGAATGATGAGTTGAAAAAATCTAAAATAACATATGAAAGAGTTAGAAATATACAAATAGAAAATAAAGAAATAGTAAATAAAAAATATATATCAAAACAAAAAATAAAAGAAGTTATCAAAGAATTAGAAGAGAATATTTATCGCATAAAAAAACAATATAGTAATGGTGGAGAAAATTGTAATACTGTATATCTTGAAAATTTAGCACAAGTAAAAATACTTAAACAAATGTTAAGAGAAAGTGAGGAATAAAAATGAACGAGAAATAAAAGAAAGCTATTGAATTTGTAAAAAGAAAGAGGAAAACATATGAAGATACCTAAAACAATAATAAAGAATAAACAAGAATATGAGTTCGTAAAAAGAAACAATGCAACAACGTTTTTATATCAAAATAAAAAGTGCGGATACAAGGAAACGTTTAGTCTGTATCAATTAGGAGTATTAAAACAGCAGATTGAATCACCAAAACTAACAGTGCATCCAGAGAATGTAAAGATATAAATTGTAGGAGGTACAAATGAAGCTTAGTAAAGAAGAATACAAAGAAGCAAAAGATTGTTTAAAGAGATATAATTACAACTGCATAAAGATAATAAATATCAAGTCAGATATAATGAGCATAGGTTCGCCAGTAATTGATGGATTGCCTAAGGCACCGTATGGAACATCAAATAAAGTTCTTAGCAGTATTTTAAAAATGGAAAAAGATGAAGAGTTACAGAAAGCAATAAAAGAATATAAAGCAGTTGTACAAGCCTTGCAATTAGTCAATAAAGACAGTAAATACATATTTGAAGAAATGTATATTAAGAGCAAAACAAAGTGGGAAATAATCAATTCTGGAATGTCTGAAAGGACATTTGAGAGAAGAAACCAAAGCTTAATTTATACAGTACATAAAGAGTTAAAAAAAATTGGCGGAAAATTGGCGGAATTTTAGTAAAAAAACGTGTTATAATAGTAGCGTGGATAGATAGGTAAGACTATATAAACAGAAAAGAGCTAACAAAAAGTTGGCTCTTTCGACGTATTTCGACAACATTTTCAATTATCTTGTGATATACTTTCCTCATAGAAAGGAGGAAGTTATATGGAAAGAAAAGAATTTATAAATTCATTTTGGAATTATTATCTTAATTTAGAAAATAGGTTTATAAATACCACGCAGTATGTTGAGGTCGATGAAAATAATTATCAAACTTTTTCTATAGAATATATAGGCTTATTACAAAGTATATGTGCAGAAATAGATACAGTAATGAAAGAAATATGTGAATTTAATCAGCAAGATTTTAAAAAGATTTCAGACTATTATGATAAGATTATGGAGAACCCATTTTTTAAAAATATAATAAATGAAGAAACTATATACATCTACAAAAAGATTAATATAAAGCCATTTAATCAATGGGATGAAGAAAATTCGCCTCAATGGTGGAAAAGTTATAATGACGTTAAACATGAAAGAGTGGTAAAATATAAAAACGGAAATCTAGAAAATGTTTTATATGCATTATCGGCATTATATATTTTAGAAAGGTATAAAATTAAAGATATTGCAAACAAAACAAATGAAAGTTTAGATATTCCAGAGATTGATTCTAAGGTTTTTAGATTAAAAAATTTAAAAACAGAAAATATTAATCTTGGTTTTAGAGTTATGGGAAGAATATCCTAAACAAAGAGCTTATCAAATGATAGGCTCTATTATTTTGCAAGAAAGAAGGTGAAATTATGGGAAGTAAAGAATTTATTGAGAAATGCAAAGAAATAGTAAAACAGTATGCAATAGAGCATTTAGACAAAAGCGATGATATACCGGAATTTGAAGTATTTGATGTTTGGTATTGTAAAACATTACAAAATCATAAAGCGTTGTTAAGTACAACATTGTTTGACGGTATGTATTACGAACTAACATATAACGGAGATAAAAAAGAATTATATTTTGATGCATATAAGAAGTTTGAAAATAAATGCATCAAGTTAGAGGAGAAAAATTAAATGGATTTTGGTAGAGCAATACAATTATTAAAAGTAGGCAAAAGAGTACAAAGACAAGGGTGGAATGGTAAAAATCAATATATAGAATTAGCAAACAATATAAGTTATAAAAATGCTAATAATGAAATAGTGAATGTAGAGCATGATGCAATAGGAAATAAAGCAATAGCATTTGTTGGAACATCAGGTGTTCAATTAGGCTGGCTAGCAAGTCAAGCTGATATGTTGGCAGAAGATTGGAAAATAGTTGAAAATTAGTTATTAACGGATACTAGATAAATTAATATAAATAATTCCAAAATCCTTATTTATCCTTTGGTAATTCATATAAAATGTAAGGCGATTCTAGTTTAAGCTTTACCCTTTTGTGCATTAGAAAATATAAATAGAAATGTACTAAGCTTTTAAGGTAGTAGGCTAAAATGTACTACTTTATATAGTAAGCAGTGATATAACATAAAATGCGAGTTAATAGAAAGTAAAGATGTTAGACATCTCTGAATATTAATAAGTATATATTTTATAATTATATCATTGCTTAGTGTATGTAAAAATACGAATGAGGAGTTGCTGTAATTTGTTTAATTACAACAGATAGTCAAGTTATGAAAGAAAAGTTTGATTTTTTTAATTGTATGAAATATAGATGTGAACAATGCAAATATAACAGTAGATGTGAAAAAGAAGAAATAAACTATGAAAAAATACATAACAAAGTGGCAAATATAAAAGCAAATAGTGTAAATAAAAAGTAGGTGTTTAATGTGCAGTTTTATAATGAGAATATTGGAGAAGAAAAACTAAAACAAGAATATTTACAAGCTAATTCTAGATGTAAATATAAGACACCAGATGAGTTGCAAGCTAGAGTAGAAGAATATTTTGGTATGGCTTTTCAAGAACATAGGCCATATACCATATCTGGACTAGCCATATATTTAGGATTGTCTACCGAAACATTAAGAAGATACGAAAAATTATATGGTGATACTGAATATGCAGAAATAATCAAGGTTGCCAAACAACGAGTTGAAGAATACGCAGAAAAATCTTTATATGATTCAGGAAAAACGTCTGGAGCTAAATTTATTTTAGAGAATAATTTTGGGTGGTCTAGTAAGCAAGACGTAAACTTATCTGGGGAGATAACTGAAAAGGTTGTAAAATTAGAAGATGTATTATGATTAAGATAACAGCTGATTTTTTAATAGATAGAAGAAAGATTCAATGGGATACCCATCATGACATAAAAAAAGATGATAGGTTTGTTTTAGGCGTTGCTTATGAATTGACACATAATGAAACTTTAAGGGAAGAGATAATTGATAACCCAGAAAAATTAATAGAACTATGTTTTACTGTTGTTGATAAGGAAAAGAAGGTAGTTCCTTTTTTTCTGAATGAAGTTCAACATGAGTTTATAAATATTCTGAATAAGGGCATAGAAGATTACGAGCAAGGGTTGATTACATCAATATCATTGCTAGTATTAAAGGGAAGACAACAAGGTTTTACAACATTAATAACTGCGTATCAATTAGCAGCTACTATAACGAGACATAATTTTGAAGGTTTAACACTAGCTGACAAGAGTAGTAATACAGAGGCTATTTTTCAAAATAAGGCTAAATTTATATATAATAGATTACCAGAAATGATTAAGCCCACTGAAAAATATAACTCAAAGAGACAGTTATTGTTTGAAAAATTAAATAGTAGTTGGAGTGTTGATACTGCAACTAAAGAAGTTGGTCGTTCAAGGACAATCAACTTCTTTCATGGCTCTGAATGTGCGTTTTGGAAAGATGGAATATCAAGGATACAAGCGTCTTTAGGAGAAACATTTACACAAAATGCAATAAAAATATATGAAACTACTGCAAATGGTTTCAATGATTATAGAGAAATGTGGAAATCAGGACAGCATATAAATTGTTTCTTTGAATGGTGGAAAACAAGAGAATACAGATTGAACTTTGAAACCAAAAATATGAGGACTAAGTTCTTAAATGATATTGATAGAAAGAAAGGTATATGGATATATGACAGGTTAAGATGGCTAAGAGATGAAAAAGTATTAGATGAAAATCAATTATACTGGTACTATAAAAAATATCAAGGGTATATAGATAAAGAAGTAATTAAACAAGAGTATCCTTGTACGCCAGATGAAGCTTTTATTGCTTCTGGAAAATGTTATTTTAACACAGAAACAGTAATAAAACGAATTGATCAGTTAGAACACCAAGAAAACAATGGAATACTAGATGTAGGATATTTTAAATATGACTTGGTTGTAAAGAATAACAAAAAGAAAATTATAAATATCCGATGGATTAGTGATAAAGGTGGATTTATAAAGATATATAAGAAACCTAATAAAGGTGTTCCATATGTACTAGGTGGAGATACTGCAGGAGACGGTTCAGATAATTTTACTGGTGTTGTGATAGATAACACTAATGGAAAGACTGTAGCGGTATTGAAACATGAAAAAGACGAAACATTTTATACAAGGCAAATGTATTGTTTAGGAATTTACTATAATACTGCATTAATAGGAATAGAAACTAATTTTAGTACGTATCCGAATAAAGTATTAGAGGAAGAATATGAATATCCTAATTTGTATGTAAGAGAAAAAGAAGATGATTATACAGGCAAATTAGAGAAAAGGTATGGATTTAGAACCGATAGAAATACAAGACCACTAATACTTGCAGAATTGCAAAGAATAATAAATGAAGAGCCAGAGTCGATAACAGATGTTGAAATATTTAAAGAGGCTCTTACATTTGTTAAGAATGAAAAAGGCAGACCAGAAGCACAAGAAGGTAGCCATGATGATTTAGTTATGGGAACAGCTATTACATATTACATAAGGGATCAACAAAAAACAAGGGTAGAAAATACTCAAAGTGTAGTGAATGAAAATGTATTTTATAGTTTTGACAATGATAAGAAGTTTAAAGAAGATTATGGAGAGACTATAGAAGTTATATAAAATGAAGAAGGAGAACGCCAATGGAAGTGTTGTTAGTGTTAGTTAATGGCTTTTTTATGCTGTTAGCTTTTTATTTAGGAAAACATGATAAAGAAGATTTAAATCCAATAAGATACATAGAAAATGTGCAAGATAAAGTAGAAGAACACAAAGAAAAAGTTATAGAAAGAGAATATAAAAAAGAACAAGAAGCTCAAGAAAAAGCAGAAATATATAACATAGACCACTATGATGGGACAAGCATAGGACAAAAAGATATTTAGCATTAAAGGAGTAAGTTATGGATTTAAAGGAATTGAAAGAAACGGAAGTATGGCAGCTATACCAAAGAGGTAAGTCGTATCTATATATGATGAATGTATATTCTGATACGGATAAAAATCACAGAATGTATAATGGTAATCAATGGGAAGGTCTTAAAATAAAGAGTATAGAGCCAGTACAACTTAATTTTATAAAACCAGTGGTTAAATATAAGGTTGCTGTAATTAATCAAAACTTATGGGGGATTGTATATAATCCAGATAATTTTGAAGAGGATTTTAGAGACACAGCAAGCCAACTATGTAAGTTACTAAATTTAAAGGCAGCTAACATATGGGAAAAGGATAGAATGGATATCAAAATAAGAAAGATATCTAAAGAGGCTGCAATAAATGATGAAGCTCCAATGTATTTGAGATATGATAATGATAAAAAAATGCCAATATCCGAAAAAATAAGCAAAAATGATATTTACTATGGAGATGAGAATAATAGTGAGATTCAAACTCAGCCATATATTTTAATTAGACAAAGAAAGTCTGTAATTGAAGCGAGAAATCTTGCAGCATCAGAAGGTGTACCAAAAGAAGAACTAGAAAAAATAATTGGAGATAACCAAACTTGGGAAGAAGCTGGAGATCAAGCTAAGTATGAAGTTGATGACAAGGTTACAATTATAACTAAGTTTTATAAGAATAATGGTAAAGTATATTATACTATGGCGACAAGGTATTTAGATATTATAAAAGACGAAAATAGTGGTTTAACGAGATATCCTATTGCCCATATGCTATGGGAAGATAAAGAAGGCTCGGCTAGAGGAGAAGGAGAAGTTAGAAATTTAATTGCAAATCAGATAGAAGTTAATAAAACTCTAATGAGAAGAGCCTTGGTGGCAAAACAGACCGCATATCCTCAAAAAATTGTTAATGTTGATGCAATAGAGAACCCTAGTGCTGTTGATACCGTTGGAGGAACTATTAAAGTAAAAGGAAAACAAGTTGAAGATGTAAAGAAAATGTTTGCCATCACACAACCTATGCAAATGAGTTCAGATGTCGAGTTATTACAAAATAATTTAATAAAAACAACAAGGGAACTTGCAGGTGCTGGAGATATTACAACTGGGGCAGTAAATCCAGAAACTGCATCTGGTAAAGCAATACTAGCAGTTCAGAATGCATCACAGCAACCTCTTGTTGAACAAATGGCTTCATTAAAAGACTTTATAGAACAAATAGCATTAATTTGGCTTGATATGATTATTACATACAACCCTAATGGATTGATATTACAGGATAAAAGTATAAATCAGATAACTGGAGAAGAAACTATAACTCCTATAAAAGTAAATGAAGAGGCACTAACAAAACTAAAGGCTTCAGTTAAAATTGATATAACTCCAATTTCTGCATATGATAAATATGCACAAGAGCTTAGCATGGAAAATCTGCTTAAGGGTGGTTGGTTTAGTCCACAAAAAATAGGTCAATTAGAAACTTATGTTGAGGCATTACCAGATAATAGTACAATGCCGAAACAACAATTACTAGAACTGATAAAGAAAGTAAAGGCAAAACAAGAATATATAGCACAAATACAGGCACAAATGCAGATGCAGACTCAAAGAGCAAATCAATTTTTGCAAAATGATCCAGATGCACAAGCTTCGCAGATGGCAGAGGCACAACAAAGAATTGATAGTCAATATAATTCAAATTAAGTTTCTCAATAATTTAGTAAAGTTATTAAAGGCACACACATATGTGTCTATTTTTTATGCCCAAAACTGCTGAATGGCTTAAAAGGAATGTAGGAATTAACAGTCGACAGACTTTAAATGGAGAAAAAAATGGGAAATGAAGAAGAAAACAACTTAAACGTTGTAAATCAAAATGAGGTAGCACCAACTACTGATGAAAATACTGTTACACAAACAGCAGAAGAAAATGTGGAAGGAGCTAACATTGCCACTAATGCAGATAATACGAATGTTAGTGAATTTGCTAATAAAGAAACTGCAAAGGAAAAAATGTTTACACAAGAGCAAGTCAACAAAATAGTACAAGAAAGAGTTAGACGTGCAAAAAATGATGATGAGGCTAAATACAGAGAATTACAAAATGTTTTAAATGCTGGTTTAGGAACTAATTCTGTTGAAGAATCAACGGAAAAATTAAAGCAGTTTTATAAAGAACAAGGAGTAAATATTCCAGAATTGCCTCAATACGATGAGCGAGATGTGGAAACATTGGCTAAGTCAGACGCATCTAGAATTATAGATTGTGGATATGACGAAATAGTCGATGTCGTTGATCAGCTTGCTTCAAAAGGTGTAGATAAAATGACTACACGTGAAAAATACTTATTTAGAGAATTAGCAAATGAAAGAAAAAATCAAGAAGCTATTAAAGAGCTAAAAAGTATAGGAGTTGGAGATGAAATTTTAAATGATAGCAATTTTAAAGATTTTGCTAACAAGTTTGATTCATCTAGGACAACGACAAAAGAAATATATGAAATGTATAAGAAAATGCTTCCACCAAAAGAAGCACCAAAACCAATAGCGTCAATGAAAAACAGTGATAGTTCGGCAGATGTAATTAAAGACTTTTACACCAAAGATGAGGCTTCTAAGTTTACTAGAGCCGATTTTGATAAAAATCCGAAATTATTTAAAGCTGTATGTGATTCAATGTCTCGTTGGTAATTTTTTATTTAGGAGGAATTATAAATGTCAGTAAAAAACTTTATTCAAACTATATGGTCAAAGAAAATTCAAGATGACCTAGAATTAAAATTAAAATTAATAAAAAATTGTACTAGAGAGTACGAAGGGGATTGTAAATATGCTCAAACTGTTAAAATCTTAGGAGTGGGAGATCCAACTGTAAGTGGATATCAAGGTGTAGTTGATTATGAAGATATGTCAGATTCAAGTCAATTATTAACAATAGCATTTGCTGAATATTTCTCTTTTGCTGTAAAAGATATTGACAAAGCTCAATCTGTACCAGGATTACCAGAAAAATATCAGCAAAAAGCTACATCAAAGTTAGCTCAAAGGAGAGAAATAAATCTTGGAAGATTAGTTGCTGGAAAATGTATAACAACTATAAGTGAAGCTTCTGCTATATACGCAAAAACACAAGACACAGATATAAAAACTTTTAAAGATTATTTCGTACAAAAAAATATAAATGGAAAAACGATATATCAAAGAGTTGCAAAACCGGTTAAAGCGGATATAGCAAACTACTATGAAATAACAAAGGCTACTTATGAAGATGGAGCCAAAAATATAACAACTGCTGCAGCTAAAACGCAAACAGGAGTTAAAACAGCAATTGATGATGCAATAGTTGCATTAAGACAAAGAAACTTTGATGTTGGAGGAGTTATAGAAATAGATCCAGCAACATATTCAACATTTAAGAATAACTTAGTTGAACTATCTACAAATAACCCAGAATTAATAAGAAAAGGTATTGTAGGTATGTATGATAACTTTGAAGTTGTAATGTCAAACGCAATATACAATGACGGAGCTAATAGATTCTGTATTGTCAGAAGTAAAACCGCTATTGCGTTTGCTGGACAAATTAATGAGGTTGAAAGTCTAAGACTACAAAATGCATTCTCAGATGGTATCAGAGGTTTAGATACTTATGGAATGAAGATTATAGCACAAGACGAATTACAATGTGTTAAGATTCCTGCGTAGAAAAATAAGTAAAAAAGGGCTAAATTGGCCCTTTTATATATGTCTATAATAGTTATATGTAGTGCAATTCTACAAATAGGCAGAAAGTGAGAAATAAAATGAAAAAATACTATGTTGAAAAGCCAGATTTAAAACCATATGAAGGAATAACTGTAAATAAAAATACAAAACTTGAATATAAAAATGACATGGTTGAACAAAAATTGGAAAATTTGAAATTTGTGTCTAAATTTATAAAAAATACAAAAAGATATAAAACTACAAGTATAGTAGAAATAAACCTAGAGGAAGGAGAAGTACTACTTTTGGAAGAAGAAGGAAGAGGATATTTCTTACCAGCAGATAGTACTCCGGTAGAAGAAATTGATGAAGCAATAAATGATTATAAATCATTAAAAAAGGCATTAACTGGCAAGGAGGAATAGTTATGACACTCGGGGATTTTAAGCAAAGAGTATTAAGACTTATTGAAGAAATTGACATTGATAAAAAGGAATTAACCGATGATCCAGACATAGCAAATAAATTTAATACAGTAACTAACCAGTTAATGTTTGAATTGTTCAGATATAAAGGAATTATTGTAAAAGATACTGTAAATGTTACTGAAAATGAAGAATTTATATTGAATGAGGAGTATTCGGATTTTTATCAATTAAAGATAATAAAAGGCGTTGAATATAATATTGATGACAATATAGTAACTTTTTTGGAAGATGGTAAAGCGACTATATATTATTATAAGTATCCAAAAGCTATCACAAAAGATACAGAGGATACTTATAAGTTTGAATTAGCAACAGAAGTATTAGAATGTATGGTTTATGGTGTTGCTGCAGATATATTAAAAAGTGATGTATCAAGTAACTATGGACAAGTATATGCACAAAGATACTCTGAATTAAAACAAATGCTTGATCCAAGACAGTCACAGGGAAGCGTATATATAGATGGAGGAATCTAATGTCGATAGAAAGTGGAGACTTAATAACAAGAATATACAGTAATTTTAGAGGAGTAGACTTTTCAAATCACGAGGTTAGTCAATATAGGAGTCCAGATTCTAAGAATATATGGAAAAATTATAAAAAACTAGGAAAATGTATAGAAAGTAGACCAGATATAGAATTGTTTAGAAGCTTTAATAATACTATATTTGGATTGTTTTTTTATACTGTTAATACTGTAGAACATATGATTATTCATTGTGGTACTAGCTTGTATGATTATAATATGAATACAAAGGAACAGAAAACAATAAAAGCTACTGGAATGAATCCGAAGAGAAGCCAAAGTTTTATATACAATAATATTTTGTATATAAAAGATGGAATAAATTACCTTGAGTACAATGGAGAAGAATGTAAGACGGTAGAAGGATATATTCCAACAACTTCAATTTCAAGAAAACCAGAAGGTGGAGGAACGCAATACCAAGATATAAATCTACTTACAGGTTATAGAAAAAATACATTCTGTGCAGATGGAACGAGCAAAGAGTATTATTTGGATACAACTGAAATTGAAACCGGAAAAACTAGATGCTGGATAGATGGAGTAGAAACAAAAGCCTTTACAGTAAATACATTGAAAGGCTGTATTACATTTACAACTGCACCTAATGAGCCTAATACAGACGGACAAGATAATGTAATAATACAGTTCTGTAAAACTATACCGGGATATAGAGAAAGAATTACTAAATGTACAATATTAGAGCCTTTTGATAACCGTGTATTCTTTGCGGGAAATCAAGATTATCCAAATACATTGTTTCACAGTTCACTTGCAAACCCTCGTTACGTATCTGATACAGATTATTATGAAGAAGGATTAGACAGTGCTAATATTAGAGCGTTGGTAGCTGGAAATAATGCTTTATGGGTATTTAAAGAGCCTTCACAAGCTAATACTACAGTCTTTTATCATACGCCAGCAACATATGATACTGGTAAAGCATATCCAAGTACCCATTCGAGTATATCAACAGGTTGCGTGGCAACAGGGTTCAATTTTAATGATGATATTGTTCTTTTTTCAGATAGAGGAATGGAAGGAATAAGTAGTGATGTAACAACAGAACAGGTTCTACAACATCGTTCTTCATTAGTAGATAGTAAACTATTACAAGAAGAGAATTATAAAAACTTAATCGTACAAGAATATGATGGGTATCTGTTAGTAATAGTTGATAACCATATATATTTAGCTAATTCAAGGGATAAGTTTACGCTAGATAATCATGTAGAATATGAATGGTTTTATTGGGAGTTAAATAAAATAATTACTTATGCTACTGTGAAAAATGGAATTTTATATTTGTGTAGTGATGATGGTATATATACATTGACTAAAGTAAATACAAGTATAGAAGCATATTGGTGTACTTGTCAGGACTCTTTTGATACAGAGCAATATCAAAAAATAACTAATAAGAAAGGCTGTGTACTAAATATAGATGGAGACGAAATTTCGCTATATGTACGAACAGATAATAATGAATTTGAAAAAATAGAGGATTATAAAAATACAAAAGGATATATAATACCAAGAATTAAACAGAAAAAATGGAAAGAAATACAGTTTAAATTTATGAGTAATGTACCATTCAGCATTTATGATTTTACAATACAAAGTTATATTGGAAGTTTTGTAAAAAGATAGGAGATAAAGATGGCAGAAGATTATATAAAAATGGCAGAAGATTATGTGAATAATTATACAAAGAATCCAGGACTATTAAGTGATGTAAATTATAATGATTCTAGGTTGACCGATATAAAAAATGAGCAACAGCAAAAAGAAAATGAGTTAGCAAATGATTATAATCAAATGATAAATAGTTCTGATAAATTTTATCAAGACCAAATTCAAGCTTCAAAAGATTATGCAAAACAACAAGAAGATTTACAAAATAAAAAGACACAACAAACTATTGATGTAATAAATCAAAATAAGGATAAAACACAAAAGGATTATATAAAAGAACAAAAAGGTGCATATGCAGATTATAAAAAGCAAATAGATCCATATAGTGTAAATGCTGAAAACTTAGCTTCAAATGGTCTTTCAAATAGTGGATATAGTGAAACAGCTAAAGTTAGTATGTATAACACGTATCAAAATAGAGTCGCTACAGCAAGAGAAACATTAAATTCAGCTATATTAAATTATGACAATGCAATTAAAGAAGCACAGCTAACTAATAATACAACACTTGCAGAGATTGCAGCTGATGCTCTAAAAAATCAACAAGAATTAGCTCTGCAAGGTTTTCAATATAAAAACACTTTAATTCAAACCAAACAACAGCAATTACAAGAATTAGGTGTTAGATATGATAATAAGTATCAAAATACATTATCACAGATAAATAGTGAGCTATCTTCAAAACGTGAATTATTTAATACATTAGCAAGTTTATTAACACAAAGAAAACAATTAGAAGAAAATATAAGACAGGCTAATGCAGAAATGCAATATAAACGTCAACAATTAGCATATCAAAAAGAGAGAGACAGAATTTCGGATGCACAATGGCAAAAAGAATATGATGCTAAATATGCATATATGCTACAAAATTCATCGAATACTGTATCTAAAGGAAGTATAAAAGAGCAGGTGCCAACCTCTGCTGAGGAGGTATTAAAGAAAATGACTGTACTTCAAGGACCGGGACTTAGAAATAACATTAAAGATGGATATAGTGGAAAAACATTTAATTCGCCAGAAGCTTTATTAGCTTATTATGGTTACGGTATAAAATAGGAGGCTAAAATGGCTTTTTTTAAATTAAGTGATTTATCGGAGAAAGAAAAGAAAAAATATTTACAATCAATAGAAGACCAGGTAAATGAAAGATTAAATTCTAGGAATAGCCTCGAGAAAGAGGCAAATGACAATTTTAATAATATATTTAACTCTAAGTACGGACAAAACAATAATATAAATGTTGGTAATACAAATGATTGGGCTACTTCTAAAATAAAAGAAAAAAATTCAGCAGATAATTTACTAGCACCAGTAGAAACAAAAATTAATGAGGATTTGTATAAAAATGATTTAAAGAACTCAGCTCAACAGTACTATGATAATAGTAATATATCTTATAAAAACAAAAACATATTTGAAGACATCTTAGGTATAGGAGAAAACCTTGTAAGAGGTGCATCAAGTGGACTAAAACAGACAATGAACTATGCTACAGCTGTAAATAAGGGATATAAAGGATATAATGATATTACGAATAAATTGGCCAGAGCTAAATACTTATCAACTCCGATACAAGATAGAAAAGAAGAAGATTTAAATAAGAATTTCATAGAAGAAGCAGTGAATAATAGCATTCAAAAAGACAATGAAGCTGTGTCAAAAAATATAAATTCTATGAGTGGAAAAGTAACTCAAAAGTTATCAGAATTAGCACCTTCTATTGGTCAAATGGGAGTAGGAGCTGTTTTAAGTAGTGTAAACCCAGCATTAGGAACAGGATATTTTTATTCTAGTGCAGCAGGTGGGTATTTAGATGATGCAAAATCAAGAGGAATGAATGAAAAACAAGCACTAGTGTATTCATCTGTGCTAGGAGGATTAGAAGCAGCAACCGAAGAAGTAGGAATTAGAAACTTTGAAAAAGCTGGAGCAGGAGTCAAGGCTTTGTTATCTGGTGCTGGAAAAGAAGGTGCAAAAACTGCTGTTGAAAATATAGCTAAGAAAGAAATTACAACTTCAGTAAAAGATGTATTAAAAAATTATGGAATAGGTATTGCTGATAACTTCATTCAAGAAGCAATTATGGATCCACTGCAAGAGATTTCTGCAAATGCTGTGGGTGGAAAAGCCGATTGGTCAGGCATGGGACAAAAAATGTTGCAAGATGGAATTAATGGTGGACTGGTTGCTGCTATAGTTGGAGGAGCAAATTTAGGAATAAATTCTTGTATTGGAATTGTTGACAAAAATAATAATGGTCAAAATGTTTCACAGACAGAATATAAACAAGCACTTCAAGATGCACAAGGAGCGGGAATAGATATACAACAGAATATAAAAGATAAAATAAATGAACAAATTAATAATTTGAACAATCAAGAAGGTAAGGCAAACATAGAGAATATTTTAAATAGAGAGTCTGTACAAGATATAGCCAATAATAGTCAATTGCAACAGTATAATAATACAAATAAAACAGTAGTAAAAGACTTTAATGAAAGTGCCAAAAGATATAATATAGATTATAACAATGAGGATTTAAAAGAAATAAATCAAATGTATAATAAAAGAGGAATAACAACATACTTTGATGAGAATACTTTTAAAAATAATAAAGATGTATTTTCAATATGGAAACCTACATATGACGAAAATGGAAATATATCTGGCAGAGAAGTTGTATTTAATCCTAATTCACAAGATACAAAAACAAGAGTACAAGAACTTGCAATTCATGAGCTAGGCCATGATTTAGAGTTAAATGAAGTACAAAATATGATACTAAAAGATGCAAGTAAAAAAGAAAATTGGAAGAATGCAAGGAAATCTTTAGAAGATACATATAAACAAGCGTATGAAAACGATGGAATACAAATATCAAAAGAGGACTTTAATAAAATTGTTGATGAAGAAGCAACAATGAGTATTTTGCAAAGAGAACTTGGAAGTCAGGAATATGTAAATAAACTTGTAAACCAAAATCAATCTATTGCTAAGAAAATATATAACTGGGTAATAGATAAACTAAATAAGTTTACTGGCGGAAAAAATGAAAAGCTATTTTGGACTGATATAAGAAACAAGTTTGAAACAGCATATAATCAAGAGTTTAATAAAAATGACAGTGATTTAAAATATTCTATTGCTGGTAAAGAAGCATTGAAAAATATAAAAGACCAACAAGTAAGTAAAGAAGCATATAATAGTTATAATAAAGCAAAGCAAATGGCAAAAAATAAAGAAAGTAATGAAAAAATATTTAAAGAGACAGGTTGGTATAAAGATAAAGTCACAGGAAAAATGAAATTCAATTTTTCTGATAAAAATATGAAAATAGTAGACAAAAACTATAAAGTTGGCCAAGAATTTAAGTTAAAGGATATTCTTGTTCATGACACTTTGTTTGAAATGTATCCTCAATTAAAAGACTATAAAGTAAAGATTGAAGATATGAACTCCAATAAATCTAAATCTAATAGTAAATTAAATGGAAGATATAATAGACTGACAAATGAATTGACTATAGATATTAATAGATTTAATAATATATCTAATGCAGAAGGAACATTAATTCATGAGATACAACATGCAATTCAGCAAATAGAAGGTTTTGCTGGGGGAACTTCTACAAAATTCGGAAAAGAAAAATATAAAAATAATCCTGGAGAGATTGAAGCTAGAGACACATCTGCTAGAATGATACAAGAAAAATACAACCAAAAAGATTTAATTAACAGTATGCCTAAATCAGCAAATGCTGATACAACTATACTTGAAAAAATGAAAATTGGGTTGTATAATTACCTAAGTAATATTAGTAATGAGGAGATATCTAATGAATTTAATGAAAGCAATAAAAAGAAAAATTCATCAAATACTAGTGAAAATAACGGATTGGTATTGGGAGGAATAAAAGAAAATAATGTGGAATCTGAAAATAATTCAGGTTCTTTTTCTTTGCTCGAAAACAAACAGAAACAATTAAATATTATTCAAGAAAATAATAAGATGCAAGATGATTATCATACTGGAATAAGAAATATAGAAGATATTAAGACTTTTGAAGAAGCCATACATGATAACGAAAGTTTTGTTTATGGAGATTATTCTTTTGAAGATGCACAGAAAGATTTGGCGAGAGGTAAAGTAACAGTTTATTCGAGTAAGCCAATTACTCAAGGCGGATTTGTATCAACTTCAAAGAATATGGCACAAGATTATGCTGGGAATGGGAAAATATATTCTAAAGAAGTTAGTATAAATGATGTCGCATGGATAAATGGAGATGAAGGTCAGTATGCAAATATTAATCAAAAATATGCTGTACCAACGAAAAACTGGCAACAATTCGTGGAAAACAATTATCAACAGCAAGGAACAGGAAAAAACTTAAAAGAATATAAATTGACAATAGAGAAAGTTCAAGAAAATAATAGAAAAGCTATTAACAATTCTTCAAATACAAAAAATTATGTGGAAAATAGTCTAAATATACCAACAAGAGAATATTTTGAAGACAAGAAAATGCAAGATTTATTAACTGATGAAGATTATAAGGTTCTTAACGATATATATGAAAAAGAAGGAAAAACAGATATATCGACGAAACAGGAAAAAGGTAATTATTTAGAAAAGTATGAAGGTGATACAGAGTCTAACGATGACTTTTCAAACACGAAAAGATATATTGAAAACAATTTGAATGTACCAACAAAAGAATATTTTGAAAACAAGAAAAGTCAGGAACTGTTGACTGATGAAGATTATGCTATTCTTAATGACATATATGAAAAAGAAGGAAGAACAGAGATATTAACAAGTAAGAAAAAAGATAATATCTTAGGAAAATATGAAAATAATACAGCCTCTATTGATGACTTTTCAAATACAAAAAAATATATTGAAAACAACCTGAATGTACCAACAAAAGAATATTTTGAAAACAAGATAAAACAAGATTTGTTAACTGATGAAGACTATGCCGTTCTTAATGACATATACGAAAAAGAAGGAGAAACTAAGATATTAACAGAAAAGAAAAAAGCCAATATCTTAGAAAAGTATGTAAATGATAAATACAAATTTAAAGACAGTTTTGATGAATTAGCACAGAAATTCATTAATAAAGGACACTATATAGATAAGCTATCTAAGGAAGCGAACAACCCGGAATTAAAGTATGCGTATGATAGAAATTTAAATTCATTTGCAGAAGGACAATATGAAGTTGGGGTTGCTCAAACAAACAATGAGGGAAAGAAAATAGGCAAATCTATTAATGAAATTTGGGAGCCAATAGAGAAACAAAATCTTACCAAGGAATTTAGCGAGTACTTATTACATAAGCATAATATTGATAGAAGTGAAAGAAACAAGTTTGTTTTTGGCTCTGAAATTGGACCGGCCGAGTCGACAGCAATAGCAATGGAATTAGAACAAAGATATCCTAAGTTTAAGGAGTATGCAAAAGATATTAAAAAATTCAATCATAACAATTTGCAATGCTTAGTTGATGCAGGGCTATTAAGTAATGATATGGTTAAATATCTCGAATCAATGTATCCAAACTATGTAACTATTTCTAGAGACTTGCAAGACAGCACATATGCAGGAGATAAAAATAAAACTGGTGTAAATGCTCCAATAAAAAATGCAACTGGAGGCAATGCAGATATACAACCTTTGAAAGAGACTATGGCACAACAGGCAATAAAAATAAAAAGATTAATAAATCAAAACATGCTAGGACAAGAACTTGCAAAAACATTGAAAAATTCGCATGTGGAGCAAGAAGGCTCAATTCAATTATCTCCAACAATGTTATTTGGATTAGATACATTGATTGATACAGATACAAAGGGTAATAAGTATTATACTTATTTTGAAAATGGCGAATTGCAAAAGCTAAAAATAGATGACAATTTATACGAAAGTTTAAAGCCGACAGAAAGAAGCAGGTTGGAAGAAACATTGCCAGTAAAGGCATTGCAAAAAGTAACAAGTTTGCATAGAAGTGTTTTAACTTCGAGTAACCCAATCTTTATAGTTACAAACTTTTTTAAAGATTTTCAAGATGGAATGTTTAATTCAAAATACAGTAGCAAATTTGTAAAGAATTATGGGAAAGCTCTAAATGAGATTATGACAAAAGGCGAATATTATGAAACATATATGGCAAATGGAGGAATGACAAATACTTATTTTGACTATAATGAGGGTATAAAGAAACAACCAAATAAATTTGTAGAAAAAATAAGAAATGCAAATGAAATTGTAGAACAACTTCCAAGAATGTCTGAATTTATTTCTACACTAGAAGATGGAAAAAGCTTAAATGAGGCTTTGTATAATGCTGCGGAAATAACTACTAATTTTAAACGTGGAGGAGATATAACAAAAGCCATAAATAGAAATGGCGTTAACTTTTTAAATGCATCTATACAAGGACTGGATAAACAATTTAGAAATTTTTCGGAACAAAAAGGAGCAAAAGGATATGTAAATCTATTAGTTAAAGCAACACTTATGGGCGTTGTACCATCGATTTTAAATCATATATTGTTAGATGATGATAAGGACTATGAAAAATTACCCGAAAGTACAAAAGATTTATATTACTTGTTTAAAACTGGAGAAGGGAAGTTTATAAGAATACCTAAAGGAAGAGTGCTAAGTGTATTCGGAGTTGCAGCAAGGAGAACATTAGAATCTATAGAAGGTAATGAAGATGCATGGAAAGGATTTAAGGATACTGTAATAAACCAGGTAGCACCAAACAATCCATTAGAAGATAATATATTAGCACCTATAATGCAAGTTAAAAATAATAAAACATGGTATGGAAGTGATCTAGTATCAAGTAGACTGCAAAAAGAATTGCCTAAAAACCAATATGATGAAACTACAGATGAATTTAGTAAATGGCTTGGTAGTAAAATTAATGCTAGTCCAAAGAAAATAAATTATCTAATAGACCAGTACTCAGGTGGTGTAGGAGACGTTCTTCTACCTATGATTACACCACAAGCAAAACAGAATGTATTTAAAGATAAATTTACAACTGATAGTGTCTTGAAAAATAAATATGTAAGTAAATTTTATGAAACTTTGGAGAAGCAAAATCAAATTGCAAATGATCCATTGGCAACAGATGAAGATGAAATCCAGCTTAAGTATTTAAATAATACCTCAAAAGAAATGGGAAATTTGTATAAAGAAAAGCGTAATGTACAAATGAGCAATATTTCAAATAAGGAAAAGACTGCTAAAGTTAGAGAGATTCAAGAAAAGATTAATGAACTAGCAGAAAGTAGTTTGCAAAATTATACAAATTTCACAAAAACTCAAAATTCGGCTAAAATTGGAGACCAAGAGTATTATAAGAATGGTAGTGGAGAATGGACTTCAATGAATGAAGAGACTAAACAAAAGAATAGCAATATATCAACGGAGACTTATTCTGACTACAAACAGAAAGTGTACCAGGAAACTCAAAAACAAAGAGCTAATGGAAACCTTAATAAAAATCAGAGTTTAAAGCAAAAAGATAAAATACAAATATTATTAAATTCAAAATATAGTGATAAAGAAAAGAAAGCTCTATATTCAACGTATATTAAGAATGAACAAGACACAGAATATGAAATAATGAATTATGCAAATACAGATATTGATGAGTATTTAAAATACAAACAACAAGGATTTGATAGTGACTATGTAGATAATGGAACTGTAAATGGTAAGGCAATAAGTAGTAGTAAACAAAGAAAAGTATATGAATATATTAATTCGGCTAAAATGACTTATGAGCAGAAATTGTTACTTCTAGGAATGCAGTACAAATTAACATCTGGAGAAAGAAGTACGTTAGCAAAATATGTTGATACTTTAAATATAACATCTGATGAAAAATTAAAAGCATATAAGAAGATAAAAGGCTTTACAGTCTACAAAAATGGAAAAGTAAGCTGGTAGGAGGAAATATGGCAAGTAAACAAGATGCGAACGGAGTAAGAAATGCTCAAGATTTAGAAAAAAAGTATGATTTTGCAGGCTTATTAGGACTAAAGAAAAATGTAGAGTATGCTCAAAAATCTATATTGCAAATTAATAATGAAATAAATAATATATTACATTCTTTAATCTTAAATTTAAAAGATGTATTAGATAGCCAGAGTGAAGTATCACTCTGGTTTTATGATAATATACCAACATTACAAAATGAGCCATATATAAATTGGAGTTTACCAGCGGAACACTATGGAGATATATATTATGATAGGAAAACAGGATATGTATATCAATATTCAGAAAGTGGTTGGAAAAGAAATAAGGATACATCTTTGGTACAAGCAATGGCACTAACAAATTCAGAACTCGTAACCAATGAACATGAAAGAAAAGTTTTTTTCGATGTTCCAGTAACTCCATATTCAAGTGGAGATTGGTGGATAAAGGAAGAAGGAATTTTATATATATGTCAATTAGGCAAAACAGCTGAATTAACTTATGATGAAGCTGACTTTGTACCGTCTAACCAATATTCTACTACTGTTGCACTGCAACAAGGAGAGAAGCTTACGGTATTACAAGGGACAGTTCAGCAAATAACCAAAGACTATGTAAAGTTTACTGATCTGTCAACTGGTGGAAGTACAACAATAGCTGGAGAAAACATAAAAACTGGTGTTATAACTTCTGTAAACTATGTGAGTAATTCTAAAGGAACAAAAATAAATCTTAATAATGGTACTATAGATACCAAGAATTTCAAGTTAGACGAATATGGAAATGTGTCACTCTTAAATGGTTCAAAAATAATCACAGATGATGGACTTATGACAAACCTACAGTATTTAGGGAGTAATATGGGATACCAGGGATTAATGCCATTAGGACTAAATGTAGATTTGGCAAATGATAAATTTACAAAGTCTGATATTATTATATACGCAGATATTCCAGATAACTTCAAAGTGTCAAAAGCATATATAACTATAATACATCAACCGGCACTTTGGAATAATTCAAATTGGGGGTTTACGAGAGGCATAGGAATATATAAAGCAGTTTTAGATGGAAAATTTGAAGGATATTGGGAAAGTGATTTTCAAAATATTATTGAAGATACATTAACACAGCTTACAAAGATATTTAATGGAAGCAACGATTGGACGCCTTCAACACCATCTGCCTCAAGAAGTATTATTCAGACTAATATTACATCTGATATTAGCTCTAATATTTCAAAAGGACTAAACAAATTTATAATACAAACAACAAGAAAGGTTCCAACGTATGGAAGTGATTTTAACACAAATCAAAAGACAGCGATGCAGAATACAGGTAGAGTAATGGCAATCTTAAACATATATGGTTTTATGAAAAATTAGGAGGTACATAAAATAATGATAGAAATTGAAGATAAGACTATAAAATTATCAAGAGGTGATGCAGCTACAATAAAACTAACAATTCCTAACTATGAATTTAAGATTGGAGACAAAATTAAATTTAGAGTATTTGAAAAAAAGGACTACAATAACATTTTGATGGATAAAGAAGTTGTAGTTGATAAGGCAACGAATGAAGTTGATATTTGTATTTTAGAAAAAGATTCAACAATAGGAGAAACCATTAATAAACCTCAGACATATTGGTACGAAATATCATTAAACGAAAATCAAACAATAATAGGATATGATGAAAATGGACCGGCAGAACTTATATTATATCCAGCTCAAATAGGAAAGGAAGGTGTGTAATATGCCTATAAATGCAGTAAACTTAACTGGAAATGTCTATCCAGCAGGTCCAAAGGGAGATACTGGACCTGCAAATACATTAGAAATTGGCACAGTAGAAAAAGGTGAAAATGCATCTGCTTCAATAACTGGAGAAGCTCCGAATCAAACTTTAAATTTGATCTTACCTAAGGGCGATAAAGGAGAAAAAGGTGATACTGGTGAGACTAACTCATTATCAATTGGAACAGTAGAAAAAGGAACTGTCCCATCAGCAACGATAACAGGACAAGCACCTAACCAGATACTGAATTTAGTATTGCCAAAGGGAGACACTGGGGAAAAAGGCGAAGTTGGACCAAGAGGAGAGCAAGGAATACAAGGTAATCCTGGTCCTATAAATTCAATAAAAATTGGAAGAGTAGAAAAAGGAGAAGAAGCTTCTGTAACAATAGTTGGTGAATCGCCAAATCAGATATTAAATTTTGTCTTACCAATAGGACCAAAAGGAAATACGGGAGAAAAAGGAGACCAAGGACCTAAAGGGGAACAAGGAATACAAGGAGAAACAGGAGCGACTACTTCGCTATCTATTGGACTAGTATCTAGCGGTGAAGAGGCATCTGCTACTATTATAGGAGAAGCACCGGACCAAATATTAAATTTAGTGCTACCAAAAGGTGATAAAGGAGAGAAGGGAAATGTAGGACCGCAGGGTGTACAAGGCATACAAGGTGAAACTGGTCCGGCCAACTCTTTAACTATAGGAACTGTAGAGAAAGGAGCTGTTCCATCAGCAACAATAACTGGAGAAGCACCAAACCAAGTGTTAAATCTAGTGTTACCAACTGGAGAAACAGCTGAAATAGAAGCAATAAAAGAAGAACAAACAACACAGAATGAAAATATAGAGAAAAATGCAGAAGGTATAGCACAGAATAAAAAAGACGTTGATGAAGAGTTGACTAAAATAAAAAAAGAAAATAGTTTGCTGAAATCACAAATACCAGAAGGACATGCAAGTGGTAATAACATACATCTTGGAGATAGCTCAAATATGGATTTTGAGTGGAAGTTAAGAGGTAAAAGCTATCAAAAAGTAAAACCATATAATAACCTGGTAAAAAATGCAGATTTTAAGAGTGATTTAAATGAGTGGAAGGCTTCTTCTAAATTTAGTGTAGTAAACAAAAATGGAATAAAATATTTAAAAATATCCACAAGCACGGCAGTATTTAATAAAGCTTATCAAGGACTAAATACGATAGTAGGACATAAATATTATGTGGCAATGAAATGCATAAAAGAAAAATCGTGGACGTGTGCAGAACTATTTTTATCTGTATCACTAAGCGACAATTATCCACAACCAGCCAAAGCTATTACTAATAATATCTATCAAAACGAAACATCAGTTTCGACAATTTTAGTACCGGAATCTTCAAACTGCAGTATAGGAGTAATGTTTCAATCTTCGAATACTGATGAAGTGTGGGAAGCTTATTTTAGAGATTTCATTTGTATAGATTTAACTGAATTGTATGGAGAAGGAAACGAACCAGACCAAACTACTTGTGATAATTTATTTACATTTGATAAGGTTGCATATGGAACATCACCATCAGCATATACTCTTAGCCAAATAGAAAATGTTGGAGACAAGATAAATATTTTAAATAAAGATGTAGTTAATGCTACAAATAATCTAAGAAGTAATGTCTTAGAAACTGGAATAAGGCTTATTGCTAATAAAGCTGGAAATTATACTTATGGAGCTTTTAAACTTGGTGGCAGAGAATTATTAGGGAAAACATTAGGAGTTCATGCTGATATAGAAACTAAAAGCGGAAAACCAAGAATATCAATATTTGCAGGAAATTCATCTTCTATTATTAAAAGCATGTTAGGAGTCGTGCTTTCGATTTCGGGAACTGGATATATTACTCTTCCTTCATCTTTAAGTGATGAATTAGATACAATATCTGCTGTATTGTACGTTACAACAGATACAAGTGTTGTTGCTGGAACTTATGTTGATTATACAAATCTGAAAGTACAAGTTGGAGATGGAGAGGTTATATATTCTGATTATAAAAAAGAAAATATCCAAATAACAAAATGTAATGAAAATTACGGAAATGCAGAACTATTATATAATCAAATGTCAGATTTTTACTCTGCTGGTGTTAGAAAAGAAATTATTGATGGAAAAAACTGTATTGTATTTAATAATACTGCATTTAGAGGAGATAAAGGATTTTCAGGTTTGCATTTTAATTATAAAAAGAATACTCGATATGTCATAAGAGGAAAATTTAGAGTATATGATACATCTATTACAAGTGGTGGAGATTTATGGGTTATGGCTTTAAATAAAGACAATGCAAGTATCGGTTATTCAAGAGCACAGGCCAAAGGTTCGGAATGGATACAATTTTCATTTTCTACTAACATTAATTTTTCTTTTGACCATATAGCCTTCTCTTACGGAACTGGGACTTATTGGTGTCTTGATATGGATAGCCTAGAAATCTACGAAGGAGATACCGTTCGAGAAGTCCCTAAAAGTCAAGTTCAAACGATAATATTTCCACTTGCAGAAGGACAAAAACTTTATGAAGGTAGTTATCTTGCAGAAGATGGAATACACAATATAGTAAATGAAACAACAATAAATATACTAGAAGTAATTACATTGAGCCAAAACAAAAATGTAGCAGGTGTTCTATATTTGAAAAATAAAAGAAAAACCATTGAAGATATACCATATGGATTATGTACGAAAGCAAAATTATCATCTTCACAAGCAGAAAATACTATTTTGGAAAATCCTTCAAATTTTTTAATTATAGGGAATAAAGATGATACTTTAGACACTATAAAAGAAAAATTTAATGGTGCAACAATCCAATATAAGTTAGACAAAGAAGAAATAATACCATATACACAAGAGCAACAAGCTGTAATAGATAAAATACTATATACATATAAGAATGTCACAAACATTGGTGTAGACAACGAATTAGCAACGCTAGACATAACATACAAAAAAGATATTGAAACAATGTTTAATAATCAAGCAAAGGAATGCAATGAAAGATTAAGCAATATAGAGAACTTGCTAAATACAACAGAGACAAGTGCTTTATTGTTAGATAATTTAGAAGATGACTTAGAGAAAGAGGTGTAATTATGAGAATATCAGATTTATTATTAAAATTAATTGAAAAGAAATATTATGCAGAGAAAGAGCAAATTGAGAACAAGCTAAATATATTCTATGCAATGAATAAGATTAGTGATGAAGAATATAGCTCATTAGTGCTAAAAGTAGAAGAAGTTTATGTAGAAGCAATAGAGAATACAGAAGAAACTGACAATATAGTAGAGGAGACAACAGCAAGAACAGAAGAAAAATCGGAGGAATAATCTATGGAAAAGTCAGATATAATCAAGCTTCAAGAGGTTGAGGATAGAAGCAAGTCTAATACAAAAAGATTAGACGAACATGATGACAAATTTAAAGACATAAATAACAAACTCGAAGATATCCACGAACTTACATATTCTATCAAAGAAATTGCAACAGAAGTTAAGTTAATGAGAGAGGATGTAAATAAATTGGACACACGTGTTGGCAACATAGAGAATGAGCCAGCAAAAGACTATAAAGAAGTTAAAAAAGCTATAAGAGACAAAATAATCTTATCTATTGTAGGTGCGATTGTTGGTGCTGTTATAGCTTTAATTATTAAATAATAGGAGGGAAAAGTTATGGAAAAATTAAAGAAAATAGCAAAATACACTACAAACATTTTAGCAATAGTAAGTGCATTAGTTGCAGGAATTAATGCTGTAGATGGCATAACAATACCATATGCGATTCAAATAGTACAAATAATAGCTGTTATTCAAGGTGTTATTGGTACATATTTGCTAGGTCAAAAAGTTGTTACAAATAAGGAGGATAAATAGATGGAAATAATTGAAACTAACTTACAATTCAAAGATATGTTGACAAGAAAAGCAACACAAAGGATAATTCTACATCATGCAGACGCAAAGAACTGTTCTGCCGAGGACATTCATAGATGGCACTTAAATAATGGCTGGAGCGGTGCTGGATACCACTTTTTAGTAAGAAAAGATGGTAAAGTATATAGACTTCGTCCAGAAGATAAAGTTGGAGCTCATGCATATGGTTCAAATTATAATTCTATTGGAATATGCTTTGAAGGAAATTATATGGAAGAAGATATGCCAGAAGCTCAAAAAGAAGCTGGAAAGGAACTAGTTGCATACTTGAAGAACAAGTACAATATAACAACAGTACAAGCACATAGAGACGTCTGTGCAACAAGTTGTCCAGGAGATAAATTTCCATTCAACGAGATTTCAAATTCTGAGGCTAATAGTGAAGTTATATATCAACCACAAGAAAACGTTTCAGAAGGCAACGTCGCAAGAATCCAAAGTACTTTGAATGAAAGATATGGACTAAATATTTCAGTAGATAATATTTATGGAAATGAAACGAAAAAGGCGTTAGTAAAAGGGCTACAAACAGAATTAAATAAACAATATCATAGAGGGTTAGCTGTCGATGGAATATTTGGAACTAACACCTACAATGCTTGTATAAATGTTCGAATAGGAGCAGAAGGAAATATCACATATTTAATTCAAGCAATGTTAGTATGTCATTCATTCGACATAGATGCAGATGGAATATTTGGACCTGCAACAGAAAATGCAGTAAGAGAATTTCAAAAAAGAAATGGTTTGTCACAAGATGGTATAGTAGGTAAGAATACATTTAATAAATTATTCAGATAGATTTTCGGTAGGAGCAATCCTACCTCTTTTTTTATGCCAATTTCGCTATAGCGAAAGGATGCGTTAAATCTTAGACAACAAACTATATCCTAAAATAATTAAAATGCCTTAAAACTCATTCTCATACGTTGAATTTTTGCCTGTTTTTAGCTGTTTGACAAGTTTCGACAGACTTTTCACATAAAATTTGTTATTATATTAAAAAGGAGGACAAGCTTATGAAAGAAGATTTGGAAAAGCTTGAACTAATGATAAAAAATGATAGCAAATACAATGATATAATAGAGCAAAGCATGCAGATAGATAAATACATAAAAAAGAAAATCGAGGGAGCGTTATAGCTTCCTTGTAATTTTTAATGCAATTTAATTTTTTAATGCAGTTATATTTGGGGTTTTAATGCAATTTTAATGCAAATATTGAAGAATATAATAAAAAACAATAAAAAATAATTAAATAAAAAAATAAAAAAGCTGTATTTCAAGCCTATTTTTACCAATAATAAAATTACATGTAAAATAATAAAAAATAATAAAATTAAAATTAATGGAGCGGGTAGCGAGAATCGAACTCGCGCAATCAGGTCGGAAGCATGATATTCTAGCCACTAAATTATACCCGCATTTATTAGTATTATAAAGTAAATGAATAAAAATTACAATAGTAATATTGATATTTATAAAATCTAAGTTATAATAAAAGATAAAACAAAAAGACCAGCTGTAACGGCTGGTCTTCTTGCTACAAGATAAGTAAACAACTAATCTTGTAAAATGGCTAAACT